CCTGTCTTACTTTCGGCAAGCAGTTTCTGCTCTGATCGGCCCGCTGCAGGCTGATCAGCTTTACGAGAAAGCGCGTCAAGATGCGCTGTTCCAAATTGGCAAGGAGTCAAAGTCTTGAACAGGTTTCAATGGGACGACAATCATCCCCAAGCTCAATACGGCGATGGCATCAGCCATCCCAGGAAAGGATCCAAGACCAAGCTCTACAAGCTTCTTGTGCGTAACTCGCAGATGGCTGCGATGAAGGTCGAGCTGAAAGCTGAGACCAAGCAGGATGCCGTTCGCTATGGCAAGGCTCGCTGGCCTGGTGCCGCCATTGAAGTGGTCAAGTGATTACTTCTTGCCGCCTTTCTTGCTGCCGCCCTTTTTGGTGCCTTTCTTTTTGTCGTCGTAGTGGTAGGGCATGACCAAAGGTGTGTCTCGGATTGACCTTAGCGCCGGCCTGACGCTAGAGGATGCCCTTGATCTCTTGTATCGAGGCAAGGCGAACGCCGTGAAACTGGCTGTTGCTGCAGGTGTGTCTAAAACCGACTTGCAGCAAGTCTTTGCCGACTACGTCTCGGCACGCGGCTTGGAGCCTGACGCTTGGCAAAAAGATGATGAGGTTTCCTGGCCCTACATCACCTAGAGCACACAATTGGTTGCGGACTAAGGCCGACTCACGCATCCGCACCCCTCACACCTGATCCGCTGCAGGTCACTTGTCCTTCGCCCGTTTCAGGGTGAAGAGCCCGAATCATAGCCATGCGACAACCAAATTCAGTAGGAGTTCACCTTGTGACACTCGGAATCATGCCTTTGTTCAAACCTTGGTTTTTTGATGGATCAATCGTCTATTGGGGCGACTCGTGCCAGACCCATAGCGCAGCACTTGAAGCGGCTGAGATACTGAGAGCGATATATCAGTAACTAATGGCCTCCTTGCGTTATCACGCTGGACGAATGGTCCTTAGCGAGGATGGCGATGGATGGCGCGTCAAGATAAAAACCAAGACCGGGAAAGTCTCTTACAGCTTGTCCGCAACTGAGCTTGAGCAAGCAGTTCTGGAGGCAGAGCAGCTGTATGCAGATGCGCGTTGCATGAACAGTGCTCAGCCACGTTGCATGAACTGCATACACTGGGAAATAGTAAAAGCCAACTGCAATGTTGGCTGTCCTGAAGGGAGGATGACTGGTGGAACCTTCGCCAAAGATTGCGCCTACTTCTGGCAGTGTCCCGAGTGATGCCATGGACTATGGCGATGGCTTTTACATCACTCAAGGTGTAGAACCTATTGGTGAGCCTCGCTATTGCAGCTGCGGTCCTGATGGTCAAAAGCAGTTTTCAAATGATCTTTGGCAGGCTGACATCTACATCCAGCACATGAAACATGCCAAAGCCAACGATTGAGCTTGTGGTTGAGAGTGGATGCCGTGTCTGGCTGGTTCAGTATGGAGGCATGGCACGTCACTTCCCGGAGTCAAAAGACTGGGCAGCTAAGCAGTTTTTTGAGTTTGTAAGCGTTGCTTACAGCTCCATGGCCGCTTCGCAGGCGTCAAGTTCTGCGATGTGACCAACAGCTTGTTGCAGCAGCTTGGCTTGATGCCAGTTAGTTCGCACCAATGAGACGCACATGGTTCGCAGTGCGTCGCCATCGTCGCAATTTTGAACGTCGCGAACGTTTTTCTCTAATTCAAAGCTTTCCTCATAGGTCTGAGTTACGACCATCCAGTCAGCCCAGCCCATAGCCTTGAAGATTCTTCTCAATTCATGCCACAGACGGCATGACTGTCAAGTGGTTGTTGTAATGGCCCGTTTCTGCATAGCTGTGCATTGGGGTGTTTGACATGGCGTGGAAGACCATCTGGCCGATCTTCAAGCCGGGATACAGCGCAATTGCATGATGCAGCCTTTCGTTCTTCAGTTCGAGCGTGAGCTTGCTTCCGTGCCAGCCTGGATCGCACCAGCCAGCGAGAAGGTGATTAACGCCATCTCTTGCACGGCTTGACTTGAGTACAAATTGGCAGCTGATGTCGTTGGGCAAGTTAAACAGCTCAAGTGTTTCAGCCAAGCAAAACTCGCCGGGCTGAAGCATGAACGGCTCATCTTCTGTCCTGTCTGAAATGTCGATGCGAATCAGCTCAGGGCTATAGATGCTCTCGATCATCAAGTGATCGCCTAAGCGCACGTCCAGGCTGGCTGGGTTGAGCAGGTCCGGATCAAATGGGACGACCATTTGGCTTTTGTTAGCCCTGGCTTTGATCTCCCAATCACACAGAACCGCCATACGAGCAACGCAAAACGCAAGTCTACTTATGTTCCTTCAAAGCGCTCTTTTCGTTGTAATAAGCTCTTTTTTCGTGCATTTCGACCACATCTCGCACCCACGGCACCAGCCAGTCATTGACCCGTGAACACTGATCCCAGTTCACTGGCTTGGCGCACTGCACAACAACAGTGGTCCAGAACGCGCTGATGAACGCCCACAGCCAATACAAGTCAGTCACTAACCAAGATCACCCAACCAGTCTTTGGGCCTTCAGCCTGCCAGCGTTGATAGAACGCTGCTTGCCTCACACGGACATTCCTTCCCAGGTGTGGGTTGGAGTGACCGCCTTTCTCCATTTCGGGGTAGCCCTGAGGGTCTTGCATGATCCACTCAGGATCACTGCTGTTTTTGCCTGCATAACCGCTGATGACACTCCAGTGTCCGCAGCTCAGCGCATTGCACATTGGTGGCTCACCCAGGAGCATGTTCCCTGCATGGAGCCAGCCAACCAAAACTGGCCTGCCAGCCTCAAGCTCTCGCTCGACCAAGTCGGCGTCACCATCTTTGCGAAACTCAGCCTGCAAGCCAAGACTGCGCAACGCTGCGAGCTGAGCATCTACCGACGTGCTGTCGCCGTACTTAGCGCGGATCTCGTTGTATTCATCATCTGTACGCACCTTCTTGTAATAAGCCGCCACCATGGCTGCCGCTGAGCTGAAACACTCTCTGTAACCGGTGCCGGTTTTGTTGTCCCACTGCCTGAAGTAAGGCATGTAGATCTGCTGGTCATATCCGCTTTCCTTCCACGCCTGAAACCAATCTGCCTCGTCTTCCTCCAATAATCGCGCTGGCATTGACTCCTCAAGCTGTTTAATTGCAGCCAACTGGTGGGGCGTACCACGGAAGAACTGAAAAAACGGCAGTAGGGCAAGACCCATGGCCAGCAGCAGCAAGGTCACTTGGATAATGCCGGATGCCACCTACTTTTCAACTCTGGTGTCAGGCAACAGCAAATCCTTCAGGTGCTTGACAGCAAGATCGTCCAAATCGTTGTCGGTGCGAGTAACGATCCGCTCCAACATCGCAATGATCAACTCTTTGAACGCTCTGGAGCGCCACATCGTCATGACCAGAGGCTTAAGAACTAGAAGCATTGGATTGACCTAGTTACGCTGTAACGGTAGCTCTGTTGCGTCATGGCCAACAACCCCGAAGAGCAGCACGAAAAGGAAGGCATCTGCGTTGCTGATGTCGTCAAATGCGGTGTTCTCGCTTGGAGCGCCACATTGCTGACCATCTCGTACCTAGGGATCTATCCCCAAATGAAGATGGACAACACCTTCGTCGCCTCTCTGCTCACTGGCGCGATGGCTTCGTTTGGCATCGAACGTAAGTCCAATGGCAATGGAAACAAGAAGCCGACTATTGTTGACAACAAAGACACCAAAGTCGGCATCAAATGACCCGGACACTTTTGGTATTGGGCATCACTTTGGCAGCTGCTTTGCCTGCTAAGGCAGACATCACCCACAAGATTCAGTCCTCCGTGCAACTCCAAGTCGATGGGGCAGCATCACAGGCTTCAAGAATTGGCAGCACTCTTGCTGTCAGCGGTAGCAACGTCACTCTGGATACTGCTCCTGTCCTCGGGACTCTCACTGCTGGTTCTGCTGTGGGTTATACGCCAGGTGCCTACAGCATCACAACTGCAGGAGACGCCTTCAGCTACAGCGAGTCATACATCGAAGGCGATGCCACCCCATCAGACACCTCAGTGAGCAGCGGTGTTGTCACCAGCCTTCCAATGCTCGGTAACACCACAACCACTTCAGGCGGTGTAGCCGGAAGTCTTGCTGGCACGATTGCCTCTGATGGTGCAATGACCATTACCGCTGGTGGCGCTGGAACCACCGCAACAGGTCAAGTGGTCCTCAGCATTGAAGTGGACTGATGCGTTGGTTAGCGCTGCTGTTGTTATCCGCTCCAGCAGCTTATGCCGTGCCGGTTGTCCCGAACTTCGCAAGTGGCACGATGACCTCGCATACGGAAACAACCAGCAAGGTCACTGAGACGATTGTCAGTGAGAACTATTCAACGGGGTTTGAATACAGTGCTAGCGGTGTAAACATCACACCAGACGGACCAATCAATCCCGTCTCCAACACAACGGTCAACGGATGGACCTCCTTAGGAGAACGACCCAACTGGTCAATCGTCAAACCTGGAGAAGCCTTTCAGTTCGTCGAAAGCCTGAAGGGACCAGGCTTGTCGAACGTAACGACCATTCAACGCACCACCGAAATTACAAGCGTTACCGATACGGTTTCCTCCTTCTCGGAATAATCGCCACCGCTCCAGTCAACGCTCAAGACGTTGGTGGTAT